CTGCCGCAATCACACTTGGTCAGACCGTCTCTCTAGACGCTGGTCAGGCTGCTGATGGCGACAAAGCAATCAAGGTCAAGCCTTCGATTACTTCAGACACCAACCTAGTTTGCCCAGTCGGCGTGGCTCTTGCCGCTGCCGGTGTTGGCGAGAAGGTCGAGGTCTGCGTTCGTGGCGTCTGTAAGGCTACTGCTGCTGCTCACACCAAGGGCGATGTCCTTACCGTGACCGGCGTTGCTGGCTCACTAGACACTACTGCTGCTGCGACCAGTCCTGCTGTCGCAATCAGTCTCGATGGTGCTACGCCCACCGCTACTGTTTTCGTTCGTGGCGCATTCTGATTAACAGAATCGTCTAGATTACTAGCCCTCCTTCGTTTTTTGACGGAGGGGGGCTTTTTGCTTGACTTTTACTTTATTCATAGAGGAACACTAAATGGCTAATCTCAAAGCATTACGCGAGAAAATAAAAAACATTACTGATTATAGTCCTGAATTACAGGCTTACAACGATCAGTTAGATCAATTAATAAATGACGCTTACCTAGACATCTGGACTACGAAGCGTTGGAACTTTGCTACTAGGCAATACTTCTTTAAGTTCATCCCTGATATGCTGCCCACCAGAGATGTTATTACACCGGGCGCAAGCATTAACGCTAATGTTCAGAAAGGCTCACGCTCTGTCTCATTTTCAGCACCGATGGATAGATTAATAGAAGCGGACTTTGAGGGACAGGTTATTGAGATTCAGGGCTATGAATACGGAATTTCTAAAATTGTTAGTGCGTCAAACATCCTCCTAGATGAAGCATTTCACGGAACTAGCGATGTTGATGACGTTACTTGGAGAATTAAAAAGCGCTACTATGATCTCCCACAGGATTCATTAGAACTACTTGCTCTTGCTCATAGAGACATTCCAAATGGTAATGGCGTAGGTCGTTTTCCTCCTTACGGAAAACTATTAGGACTAATGGCTCGCAGAGATGAAGAACTAAACCTACGAATGGATTATGCGGCTTCTTATGCTGAAGCCTATGTTTGGTCTCCCAGTTTCTTTGTCCCAGAGGCACAGCAATTAACATTAACCGACGTAGGAACAGATCTTAATGATGGCTTTCCAAAGAATAGTTATTTAGAAGTATGTTGGGCGTTTGTTAGAGATGGTAAGGTTGGTGCCCTATCAGAGCCAAAAACTATTCATTTTGCTGGTGGTGGTAGTGGAACACATCAACTACGAATAGATTTTACTACTTGGGATGACCAACCTATTGTTGCCGACACCTTTCAGTCTTTTGATAGACAGCCTACGCAATTTGAGGGACTACGCAAGAAGATTTACTGGAACCAGAACTTTGATAGAATAAAGGGCAACAGACGAGGACTACCAGTTTGGAAAGAATTTAATAACGCCGCGATGAGCGTCACAAGAAATAGTGCTGGTTTCCTAGACGCGATTGAGGTTTCAGACACCGTTTCTACTTTTAACGTAACTAAATTTACTTGCATTGATCCCGGCAACAAACGCTACATAGAGATGGACGGACAATATAACCGCATCAGACCTTATCCTCGCGTAGATAGTTGGGATGAAGAAGTAACAAGGCAGAACGCAACCGATAGTCTTTCCAAAGTCCCACAGGACTTTTTACGCGAAGGTGTTGCTCGCTATTACTACAAGCCCGAGCACCTTGGCTTTGCTACTGATTCACCAGAGATGCCCCATGAATTCCATCATCTTATTGTCTACAAGACATTAGAGATTCTTTACGATAAGGTTGGTTCTATGGCTAATGCCGAGAACTATCGTCGTAAGATGGATAAAGAAATAAAACAACTAGAAAAGCGTTACACCGATCACATAGATTCCCTTGTTCGTAGAGGGCAGTTTAGAATGACTGGTAATAGGTTCTTTCAATACGATTATGCGTCTTTGAAGACAGGAGGCTGAAATGGCTGTTAAAGGACAAATCTTAAAGTTTAGCACCGCTCCTGCTATTGACCAGAGATGGAAAGAATCTACCGGTGGTGCTGAAAAGATCCAAAACTTTCGCATTGATCCATCAGGTGATGGTTGGCTTGCTGATAGAGGTTTGGAACCTTGGTTTGATTTTTCTGGTAAAGAGATTTCTCCCAGCCAACTTAACGTAAGTAGGATCTTTGAGGCAAAAGTAGATTCACAATTTATCTGGACCAAACAAAGCACCGGACAGGTCTATCACTTTATTGAGCAAAATGGTTTCCTCTACTATCTTTGGGGAAATAATAATAGTAGTGCTCTTACTACACCACCAAATGAATTCTTTGATAATTCGCGTGTAGTTATTGGAACTGGTCGTAGAATTAGAAAGGTTGGTGATGTAGGCACACAATACATCCCTTATGGAAACAGACTATTAATCATTAATGGTTTTGATAAGCCTATCTGGTTTTATGGAGACAATCGTTTTAGAGACTTTGGCTTTCAGTCCATAGCACCATCACCAGAGGTTATAGACATAATTCCTAAATACACAGCGGTTACTGATCTTACTGATGGAATTACGAGACCTAGTTTTGGTCCAAGCAGACCGATTGGTTTAGGCGACACAGGTGATAATGATGATAACACGTTTGCTTACAAGATGACCTTAATCAGCGACACAGGTTCTGAAAGTCCATTAGGCAACGCAAACTTTGTTGATTGGGCAGTAGATCCTGATGAGAACGTAAAAAGAGGCATCTTTCTTATTGATGTTCCAACAGGCAAGAAGGGGATTGTTGCTCGTAACATTTACAGAACCAAGAATATGCGTAATAATTCTAGTTCTGGGACAGCACAAGACCAGCTTTATTATCTCGTTCGTCAGATAGAAGACAACAGCACCGATGCTTTTATTGACGTAATTCCTGATAGTTCGCTAGTAACACCTGCTCCTTCCCTTACTGATTCAACACCGATTTCATCTACCTACCAGTTTGGAGAGGCTTGGAACAATAGACTTTGGCTAGGCGGTGGTGCTGACCATCCCACAAGGATTATTTACAGCGATGCTGGGCTCCCCGAACAATTTGGAGCATTTAATTATTTTGATGTAGGCTCAACTACTGGTGGGCACATTACTAAACTTATGGGCTATTACAACAGCCTACTTGTTTTTAGAGAAAGATCAATAGACATTATTCGTAATGGACCACAAGGTCTTACGATTTCTTCACTTACACCAGACGTGGGCACAACGGCTTCTAACACGATTTGTTTAGTCCCCGGTGTCGGGATAGTCTTTTTAAATAAAGATGGCTTGTATGCGACCACAGGGGGCTTAGAAGGCGGTTCTCAAGTTAGTGTCGTAAAGATCTCTGACTTCATCAGCAAAGCAATAGAATCTATTAACATTCCAGCCCTGCCTAACTGCTGTGCTGCTTATTCCAAGAAAGAAAAAGAATACTGGCTACACTATGTTCGCAAGGGAGAGACGGTTCCAACAAGAGGAATTGTTCTTCATAGCTACAATAAATCATTTTCTTTTAGGGGAACTAATGATTCTAGCGAAGAATACTTATGGTCTTTTACAACTATTCAGGCAGATCCAAATGGAAACTTTATCTTTGGAACTAGACCTGATTGGAGACTTGCTGATGGCACAGCCTCATCACCATCCACAACTGCTTCTAAAGGTTCTTTGGTAGGCTTACAGGTTTGGTCAGGTGCTTCTTACTGGGGCAAGACTTTAACTACTGGTGCTGCTTTATCAGATCCAGCTAGAAGACTTTACACAGGAACAGAAAATCCATTAAAGACTAACATTTGGGAAAGCAACTGGATGAACTTTGGAGACGCTGCGATGAAGCATCGTGTCTTTAGTGTTGAGATGGAAATGGTTTCTTACGGAGATAATTTAATAAAACTTGACTGGGGGAATGACTACGACGTTACTTGGTATGAAGCAGGTGGTCAAAAGATTTCCAAACCAGAATTAGTCTTTACTGAAAATGAAGATCCAGTTTTTGGTCCCGAAGAACTAACAATCAGCAAGGTTCCATTTAAAATAGGAGGAAGTGCTCTTCGTGCTGGTAGAATAGTAGTAATCCGCTGGGACGTAAACACTAAATTAGTAGATAATTTCAGGTTCCGCGTAAGAGGGGAGAACGGCGCTACATTCCACATTCTTGGATTTAGCATTAACTACAGCACCAGCGATCAAACACCTCTCAATCAGAGAGCAGGGCTACAACGCCCGCAGCCTTACTAGGAGATAAAATGGCTAAAACATTTACAGATAAACCTTTGAGGCAGTTCGATCAAGTAAAGACTGCGAACATCACCACAAACCTTGATAAAAACTTAGATGAACTAAATGGTAGATTAGATTCTAACAACTTACCTGTTAAGTCAGTTCTTAAACAACACCTTGCTTTGCCTGTTGGAACAGAAACCGCTGGTGGGAATGTAAGTAAGATCTCATCCATAATGCCTACACAGGCTTACTATCGAAATAAAAGAGATTACAACAACACTAATGTTGGTAGTGCCGTAGACATTTATGATCCAATCGTCTCAATAGATCTAGACACAGATTTTTATGGAGCAGGTTTTAATCCTCTACAAGAACTAGACCAATACTTTGAGGATTTCCCACTGCAATTTGACGCAAAAGAGGGAATGCTTATTGGCTGTGCGAACCTTGATTGGGAGCACGGCAACCAAGTTTATGGCGTTAGTCTTGGAGGAGATCCGCCAATTACTGGCGCTCGCGGACGTGGGAACGATTGGTATTCTGAAATCCAAGTTTATGTTAATAATGTTGTCGTAGCATCAACAGGAAAGATAATGCCTAGACGACATTCTACGCAAATCCCTTTTGCTGTCGCTACTGGAACACAACCAGTCACCATAGATGTTCGTGTTAAAATTAACAACTGGTATGTAGCAGGTGGTCCCGGTCTTCCCGGCACTTGGATTGCTACTGACTTTAAGATTTTTAGTGCGAACATTTGGTGCCGAAATCAATACCGATAAGGAGAACTAATGGCTATTGTAAAAAACAACTTATTTGAAGATGGGGATATCCCCACAGCGGCTCAATTAAATCAGCCTTATGATGACGCTGCAACAATCACGCAAAATCTAGACACCGATAATACGGACGACAACTGGATCACTATCAATCATTTGGCTTCGCAAACTGGAATTAATCAGTTATTTGATTTTAATTACACAGGAAACGTTCAGGAAGAGATTACCTCTGCCTCTTATGTTACTATTCAAAATGATGGTGCGGGGGCTTACAGCATCGCTACGCTAGGCTATGTCGCAGAAGTAAATGAGATCTTGCGCGTAGAATCTTGCGGACTTCAAAGCGCCAGCATCGCTACACAGACTTATGACAGCACAAGCGCTACGAGAGGAGATAGAAACTACTACGCTTTTAGATTATCCTTATTTTACAACGATGGTGGAGGAACAAGCCAACTTACGCTTGGTGAATGGGGCTACACTTTTACTTCTATGGCTGGTGGTAACACGAGAGAATGGACAACAAACAACGGAATAGCAAAAGAAACAGGTGTTCCACTTGCTTACCAAACATTTCAGTTTTCGTGTGTTCACATAAATAAAGTAATTGGTAGGACCTTTGAGAAAATAGAATTACAAGCAAAGGTAAATTACACCGGCAACACACTAAAAATCACTAGAAACAATATCATAGCAGTAAGGGGACAAAGATAATGGCTTATGTTAAACCTTTCACTTTCGTAGATGGAAATGTTCTTGACGCTGATAATCTTGAGAGCAACGATAATGCTCTTCGCATTTATGAAAATCAAAATGTCGTTGCTAATGATTATAAGGATAATGCTTTCTCAACAGAAGAATTCCAACTAGGCGATTATCAACCAATTACTAATGAATACTGCTTTGCTACTGGAATAGCAACAGGAAACCACACTTCTTCACCGCAAATAAAACAAGCCTATTGGACTTCAACAATTAAAAAAGGACGACTAAATGATAACACTTTGCCTATTTGGTCTTCTCTTTACCACACGGCACCAGCGGTCTATATAGAAAGACCTGCTAAAATTCTTATTACTTTCGGTGCTGATAGTAAGTCAGCCGATAATGCTATTGCTCCTAGTGGATTTTGGGACACTACGTTAAAACTTGGTTACAGAAAAGATGATGGTCCTTTGGTTTTTACTGAACAGGCAAGGTCATTTTCTTTTGAGGAATGCGCTTTTAGCAATCCAAGTAGTGGTAATGTTAATCCTTTTGGTGGAACAGGAACACCTTCCACCACGGGCGATGAGGCAAATGGAGACGCACAGAACGGCTTGCGTCGTTGGATTGGTTTTAGTGCTATTATCCCCGTAACAGCAGGACTTTACAAATTTAGCCTCTACGCTAATGCAAAGGTGGAAGAAGGCTTTCTTACAGCAAGGCAGTTTAAGTGCGAAGTATTCTACGACTGACTTGACTTTTACTTTATTCATAGGAGATTAACAAATGGATCCAATCACAATTGCTATTTTGTCGGCTACGGCAGGGAGCGCTATCAGTTCTTTACCAAGCCTAATTGGTGGTAAGCAACACAGGGCAAATAAAAAGCGCCTAGAAGAACTAGAAAAGCGAAGGGCTGCCGGCAACCTTGGTCTTTCAGGCAGAGAAGAAGCCGCTATGAGCGGCAAACTGCGTGCTACTGCCGACCAAGCATCAGAACAATTGGAACAGCGACAGAAGCAACTACTTGCTGGCGGTGGTCAGGCATCTGGTGGTCAGGCTCTAGCATCTGCTCTTGGACTACAACAGGAAAGGATGGGACTAGAAAGTCAGGTAAGCCAACAGATCTTAGAAGCTGATGAAGCCGAGAAGCAAAGAGAACTAGATGAACTTTATGCTCTTGAAGCGGCTGTTGCCCAAAAGAGCAAAGAGCGTGTTCAGGCAGTTGCTAATATTGCTGGCGCTGGTGTTGAGGCAGGATTTAGTTCAGCCGCACAGCAGGCTGTTATTCAAGGTCAAAAAGACATTTCACCAGAGCGTGTCAGTGCGCTTGCTGGACAACTTGGCGTCTCAGAAGAAGAAGCAAGAGGCTTCTATGAAATGGCTCTAGTGAATCCTGAAATGATGCGATACCTTACCGCGCAACAGGGGAAATAACAAATGGCTATTAGAAACGTTAATGGGCGTAATGTTTATGTTCTAGAACCAGCCAGTCCTACTGCTGGAACTAAAACCACGACTGGTAAGAACTGGGCTACGCTTTACACCGACTTGCGTTGGAAAGTTTGGGAGGCAACACAGAAGAACGAAGCAACTATGCTTAAGTTGGAACTTCAGAGCGCAGACCAGCGTCGAGATTACTATGATGATAAAATTAAAATCCTACAAGACCAGCGTAAGCAGCTACAGAGCGCCGCACTAAAAGCAGAGAGAGGAAGCACAGGTTCAGCAAATAGTGATGCTCTACGAGCCGCACAGGGCTTGGAACGAATGGCTCGTGCTACTGCTGGTAAGACCGTAACTACATCAGGT